ACTCATACATCCAAAGAGTATCAAGCTGTGTTTGAATATGTTGATGCGAACGATTCAATCAAGACTCCTCCTTCAGAAGATGCAATAAACAGAAGATATTCTCCCCCAAAAGCTGCAAGCAAAATCATCAAAAAAATAAATGATTCTGCACAAACAAACATCAACGAAGACAAGTTGAGCATGTCCGAGAGAAAGGGAATTGAATCTCTTGGAGGCTTTCTTGCATCTCCGCGATTCATTCAAGTGATCAATACTTACGATAGTCAGGCTGATCGAGATCTATTTGAAGCAGAATTTGTTCGTGCAACCTGGGACAAACCAGATTTAACAAGTGATGAAATTAATTTATATATCAATGTATGTATGGATTATATTCATTTAAAAAATATTCAAAGTGCAATCAATAAATTAAATAGAATGTTTGATGAAGCAGAAGATCAGCAAGATCTAACTGTTCGATTGGCAGAACTATTAAAAACAAAAAGCGAAGAATACAATCAATGCGAAAAACGTATGGAATCACTTATCCAAAAACTTCAAGGTGACCGATCAAAAAGAATCAACAGTAAACAGCAACAAAATGCAAGTATATTATCATTGGTTCAATTGTTTCAAGAAGAAGAAGAGCGGGAGGTCATGGTCAAGATTGCTCAAATGCAAAAACAGGCCGCAAGCGAAGAAGCAGATCGATTAGAGTCTATGCCAGATTGGAAGGCCAGAGTATTGGGAATTTCTAAAGAAGATGTCGTGTGAGCGGAAAGTATTCAAGGGTCAGTATTTTAAATCGCCCACGCAAGAAAACTCGGAATCCAAGTTTTACGGTAAAAACGCTTTAGGATTTTCTTGGCGAGCAGGTCAAGAAGAATTTTCCATAGAAATCGACTCTTGCACAATCGACGGCAAGGGAGTCGCGGAAGGATTAAAATTATCTTGCTGTAGAAATGTAAAGGTATTGAACTCAATCATCATCGGAGGCTACGAAGATTGCGTTGATATTGTGCGTGGAGAAAATATAGAATTTATAAATTGCACATTCATTTCTAGCGGCAAAACAAAACAGCATATAACCTGTAAAGGTGGCGCGAAAAACATTTCTTTTGTTCGATGCAAATTCGTTGGTTCGTTTAGAAATTTTTGGGATGGAGCCTGCATTGATTTAGGAAACTGGACTGATTATGATGATGCCAAGAGACCAAGGGTTAGAAACATAAAAATTGAAGATTGTCAGATGAATAATGTGTTGTACCCCGTTTTATATAGAAGATTATATTCTGAGACTCCAGTGGTCGAGCGTACGCGTGGGTTTGGTTTGAAGATTCCAAGATTTTTTGTGGCTGCATTTTGGTTTCTTCAGAGAAAAGGTTTGATTGGAGAAAGAAGAAGATTTCACTCTAGCGGTTTAAAGGTTTTAGATTTCGAGAAATGAACGTTTGTAAAATATGCTCTCAAGAATTTGAAAGCGAAAAGAAGCTTCACATGCATCTTCGCTCTCACAAGGTAACTCTTGCGGAATATTATGTAGAACATTATCCAAGAAAAAATTTATATACAGGTGAGCCATTACCTTTTAAAAATAAAGATCAATATTTCGGCAAGGATTTTTCTACCCGAGATCAATTATTAAAATGGTGCGATTCAGAAAGCGATGAAGTTGTATCTGCTTATATAATCGATTTACTGAAAAAGAGAGTTGATCAAAAAAATTTGAGCCTTGCTCCTTCGCATCTGGAATTGAAGATCAATGAACTTCCAACCGTAGATATTTATCAAAAACATTTTGGTTCATACACTGCGGCTTGCCATCAGGCAGGAGTCAAACCCATGTTTGGATCTCAGCTTCCATCCGCTTGGAATGATCCTGTGCCTCAAGATGTCAAGATATTTATTGACACACGCGAACAGCAGCCTCTTGAATTTAAAAATTCAGAATCTCTCAAACTTGACTTTGGGGATTATGCTGTAGGCTCAAAGCATTATGATTATACTTATGTGGATCGAAAAAGCGAACAAGACTTTAAATCGACTTTGAGCAAAAACAATTATGAAAGATTCCGCGAAGAACTTAAAAGGACTAGAGATTTTGATAGCTACCTTTTTGTGGTCACAGAGGGAAGTACATCAAGCATCGAGAGAAGCAATCGCTGGGCCCCACACATGTCAAACATGAAATATATTTATCACAACATGAGAGTGTTGGCTCACGAGTTTGCTGGCTCGTGTCAGTTCATATTCACAGGAAGTCGAGAAGAGTCTGAACGCTTGATTCCAAAAATATTAACTCTTGGCAGAAAACTTTGGAACGTAGACTTACAATATTACATCGACAACAAAAAAATATAATGGCTTGGGAAACAGGAAATCAATTATCTAGAAAAACCGAAAAAGACTTCAATGAAGAACTTCTCAAGCTTGAGGGCTTTATAGAAGAAAAAGAGGCTAAAATTTTGTTGTATAAATTTCTGCGAGAGAATATAACTTTCTCGGCAGATTTAATCAGTGGAGTCAAGCTTTTTCCTTTCCAGCATATGGCCATCAAGTCAATGTTCACAACTGATTATTTTATGGGCGTATGGAGTCGAGGAATGAGTAAGTCATTTACCACGGCAATTTATGCATATATGGATGCAATATTAAACCAGGGAGTTGAGATCGGAATTCTATCAAAATCATTTCGTCAAGCAAAAATGATATTCAAAAAGATAGAGGATATAGCTTCCAAGCCTGGCGCACTTTACTTGAATCAATGCATAACTCACAAATCAAAAAGTAATGATGAATGGTTGCTGGAAATTGGAAGCAGTCGAATTCGCGCATTGCCTTTGGGCGACGGTGAAAAGCTTCGTGGTTTTCGTTTTCACAGAATCATTATTGACGAGTTCGCACTGATGCCCGAGCGAATCTACAATGAGGTTATCATTCCGTTCTTGAGTGTGGTTGAGAATCCCACTCAAAGAGAAGAGCTTTACAATCTTGAAACAGAATTGATTGCGAAAGGGGAAATGAAAGAAGAGGATCGTCATGTGTGGCCAAACAATAAATTGATTGCTTTATCATCTGCGAGTTATAAATTTGAATATATGTATAAAGCTTATGAGCAATTTGAGGAATTGATTCGAACAGGAAGCACCAAACAAACAGACGCAAACAGAATCATCATGCAATTTAGCTATGATTGTGCGCCAAAACAATTGTACGACAAAAATTTGCTTGATCAGGCCAAGTCCACAATGAGTCAAAGTCAGTTTGATCGAGAGTTTGGTTCAATATTCACAGACGATAGCAGTGGTTATTTCAAGACCTCCAAAATGGCCGCTTGCACATTAAAAGATGGAGAAAGTCCGAGCATCGAAGTGGCTGGAGATGTTAAAGAAAAATATATTCTTGCATTTGACCCAAGTTGGGCAGAAAATGAAAGCAGTGATGATTTCGCAATGATACTTTTAAAATTGAATGACGACAAAAAAATAGGAACTGTTGTTCACAGTTATGCATTAAGTGGAGCAAATTTAAAACAACACATATTTTATTTTCATTATTTGTTGAGTAATTTTAATGTTGTATCTATCATTGGTGACTATAATGGTGGTGTTCAGTTTATCAATGCTGCAAATGAAAGTAGTTTGTTTAAGAAACATAACATAAACATAAAATGCTTGAACACAAATTTTGATGATCTAGAAAATTATCAACAAAAACTAACCGAAGGAAAAAAAGAATACAATCTAAAAGACAAAACAATTTGCTATCTGCGAAAACCAACAAGTCAATGGATACGATTAGCCAACGAATTGTTGCAGGCAAATTTTGATCACAAAAGAATCTACTTCGCAAGTCGCGCGATTGATGATTCATACAACGAACAACGCAACAAAAAAATACCCATTCAAGACATAAAGTTTTTGAGAACCTCCCAAAGTTTAGAGCGTCAAACAAATGCTGCAAAAATGATCGACTTTGTGGAGCATCAATTTGACATGCTCAATTTAATGAAAACAGAATGCTCCTTGATTCAGATAACAACCTCTGCTAGTGGCACTCAGAATTTTGATTTGCCGCCAAGTTTAAAACGGCAAACTGGACCCGAAAAAGCAAGAAAAGACTCGTACTCCGCATTGGTGCTTGGAAATTGGATGGTAAAACTTTATTATGATATGATGAATGTAAAGGTGGAAAATGTAAATTATACTTTTACTCCCATGTTTATAAACTAAGTGTAACATTTACATAAATGTCTAAACAATATAAATATACAACAACATTTGACAGCGTAGTTTTTGCTTCAAGCGACATTGAAGAGTCGAACATCAGCAAAGCTTCTCTGGAATCACTACGACCATTGATCCCTCAAGATATTGAT